AGAGTGCTTCAGTATATCGGGAGAGTTCTCAGACCGGCACCAGGCAAGGACAAGGCGCGGGTGTTTGATTACATCGATGTCAATGTGGGGGCGCTTGTAGCATCTGCACGGGCGAGGCAACGGGCTTATGAATCGATCGAGGGAGCCGGAAATATAGTTCAAGATAGCTTATAGCCCCATGGTGACGAGATATTTCAAAATGAATACCTCTACAAGGCAGAGAGCTTAATCGTTTCATGTTGAGGGGCTTGTGGGTTCATGGGTCCTCTGAAACGTTTTTTTCATACAGGGTTCCGAAGGGCGCGACGTTTTTTTAGTTACTGGGGCTCAAACTGAGTTAACAGGTTTATATATGGAAGCGGTAACAAAAACACAGTTCTCAAAAACCATCGGGGTAAGCAAGGCCCGCCTGACAGCGATGCTTAAGGAGGGCTTGATCCCCCCTGAGTGCCTCGTAGGTGAGGGTCGTCACGCAAAGATTGACCCTGAGAAAGCGGCGAACTTTTTAAAAAAGCGCCTCGACCCGTCACGCGAACCAAAGTCCGACCTAAGCTCTTTTGGAAAGAGTATCCAACCCGTCGATACCGGTAATGGGGACTACGGCGCCAGATTCACGAAAGCCCGGGCGATCAAAGAGGAACTCCTGGCCGTCAAGATCCAACTTGAGATCAACGCCCTGGAGGATCAGATCAACCGCAGAATTGAGAAAATAGCGTTTGAGAAGGCCCGGAGCGTCCGGGACGCAATCCTGATGATCCCCGACCGTGTGAGTGATCTCTTGGCGGCCGAGACCGACGCGCTCAAGGTCTCGGCCTTGCTCACAAACGAACTGATCCAATCGCTTGAGGATTTGTGCTGAATGCAGACACGATATATTCCGAAGCGTTTTCGAATGGACTCCGGCCAGATCCGCAGATTGATTTTGTGGAGTGGGCCAACACGAAGATGCGACTCCAACGGGAGAGCAGTGTTGAGCCAGGTCACTACCGCACGTCCCGGACGCCATACGTAGAGGAAATTCTGCACGAACTATCCCCCCAGTCCTCAACGACTGAGGCAGTGGCGATCAAACCAACACAGTTCGGCTTTACCGTTCTCGGTAATATTTTGCTCTTTGGAACCGCTGACTTATATCCAGCGCCGTGTATGTTCGCCATGCCGACCGAAGCTATGGCGCAGAAGCACAGCAAGAAGAAAGTCGCTCCTGCGCTCAAGGAGATCCCATGCCTGAGAGATAAGGTCCGCCCGGCAAAGGCCAAAGACTCCGGCAATACAATTCTCTTAAAGGAGTTCCCCGGCGGCTCATGGACGTTCACCGGCACAAACTCCCCTGTGTCTGCCCGGTCGGACTCAATCAAGATCCTGATCTTAGACGACCTTGACGGCTTTGTAATGGAGATGGGGGACGAGGGCGACTACACGCTTCTTGAAAACCGGACCGACGCTTTCGGGAAGCGGAAAAAGATCTACAAGAACTCGACTCCGACCATCGCAGGCGTCTCTCACATCGAGCGGGAGTTCAAGGATTCGAGCCAAGGCCATTACCAGCTGGCCTGCCCCCGGTGTGGAAAGTATCAGTACCTTGTGTTCGGCGGGAAGGATACCGCCTATGGCCTCAAGTTCAAGCACAACTCAGCAAACGAGGTCACAGAGATTTGGTATGTGTGCGAGCACTGCGGGGGCCGGATCGAGGAGCATGAGAAAACCGAGATGTTTAAAACCGGGAAGTACGTCCACAAGTTCCCGGAGCGTCGGAAGCGCGGATTTAAGATCAACTCGCTGTATTCTCCCCCAGGGTGGGTATCATGGGCGCAAGTTGCCGAGGAGTTTCTTAAAGCCGGCAATAATAAGCAGAAGCTCAAGCGGTGGACCAACACCCGGATGGCCGAGGCGTTCGACGAAGCGGGCAGCCGGCCCGACTGGGTGAAGCTAAAGGCCCGGTGCGAACCCTACAAGATCATGACCGTGCCGGCCGGCGGTAAGCTCATTACCTGCGGCTTCGACACGCAAGATAATCGCCTGCCGGTGGTGATCCGGGCATGGGGCAAGGGCGAGGAAAACTGGCTGATATGGCAAGGCGAACTGATGGGGGACCCGGCGCAACAAGCGGTGTGGGACCAGCTGGATGGATTGCTTAACCGAACGTATCAGCACGAGTCGGGCGCTCAACTCAGGATTCTCTCCATGGGAGGCGATACTCAGGGCCACAGAACGCAAGCCGTTTACAATTATTGTAGACAACGAGACCCGATAGTCTTCGCCCTGCAGGGTGCGTCAAAGGCGGGCCGGCCAGTCATAGGGCGTCCGACGTTGCAGGATGTGACGTGGCAAGGGGAGACGATCAAAGACGGGGTGCAGCTGTGGCCGATAGGAACCGACACCGCAAAGTCAGTGATCTATTCCCGGTTTAATCTGATTGCAAACCCGGAGTTTGACAGCAATCCCGGCGTGTATCACTGGCCGATGGGGACCGATGACGAATATTTTCAACAAATAACAGCAGAAAAGCTGGTGACGGGCTTCGACCGAAACGGCTATGCAAAACAGGAGTGGAAGAATGTGCGGTCAGGGGGGCGAAACGATTTCTTTGACGCCGAGGTCTATTGCTACGCAGCGGCGGTGCGTGCGGGACTTGAGAGGATTGATTTTGATAAGATAATTTTAAACCCGGAAAAGGTCGTTGAGAAACATCGGCCGAAGCCGAAACAAGAAAAAGGGAGCAGGTGGTAAATGGCGAAACTAAGCGGCATGAAACAGATATGCAACTATTACAATCGTTCGGAGGCGACGATTATAGCGCTTCACAGGGATTATGATTTCCCGATAGTGATGCTTTTAGGTTCATGGGAATCTGACACAGAGTTAATCGATCAATGGCGGATAGACACACTCCGAAAAGAGTTGGGGTTGCCGGCTGAAGTTAAGGAGGAGACGGGGGTTAAGAAGAAGGGGAAGAAATAAGCGCCACCTCAAAAATTCCAAGCTTTCCACAAACTGAGAAAGGCTTAATCGGTTTGACGTTATCAAGCACCCAAGCCCACATGCCGGGGGCGTAAAACCCTCCGGCGCGCCTGGCATCCTCCGGAACAAGCGGCCTGTAATCGACCAGCTCCACAACCGCCACGGCGCACCCGGCGTTTCCACCCTCCGGTTTTTTAGATGTGCATATGAGGAGCGGTCCCCGGTGATGGGTTCGGCGTGACCGGACTTCGATTGTTTTTAACCCCTGAGCGATCATATCCGCCCAGGGGTTTTTGACTGAGAGCGCTTTCATCGCTGTTCTTCCCTGCGTTTTTCGAGCCATTCCGCAATAAGGACGAGGACTTTCACGCGCATCGGGACGCCGACGATAGCGCACTGGACTTTAAACTCCTGCCATAGCTCGGGCGGGACATCTCGTATTGATACGGATTTGTCTGCCATAATTTCCTTTCTGCCCGGTTGCCCGGGCGCGTGTGTGGTTTTATTTTGATTCGCAAGCTTTGGCATAATTTTTGTACAATTTTTTAATTATTGCACGGTCAACGTTTCGTGCCTCAGCTTCTTTTGCTGCCCTAAAAATATCTTTTGCGTTTTTTAATTTTAATGCTTTTTCTATATCCATTTTCTCCTCCATGCCCGGATACCGCCGGGCTCGGGGTTTGAATTAAGCTTCCAAGGCCAACTTGAGTGCGACGGCGAAATCGAACTTTGCGCCGAAATCGGCAAGGAAATTAAGATGGGCCTCGACATTTTCTTCTGTCACGTCGAACCCGGCGTCAACCGCTTTGGGGATGAGTGGTGCGCGTTGCTCGTCCGCCAACCACTTGGGCACAGACCGGCAGATTCAGACTAATGACACCGTTCTCGTAGAATCGGACGCTATTCAGATTGAGCATTTTCGCGATAGTCGCCCCGATGGACACATATAGGAAGGAGCGGCTCCGCTGGGTGTACTCTTTGTTGAGCTTCTTGTTCTTGTTGACGCGAACGCCGATGTGAAGGGGAGTGTTTTCGCCCGCTTTGTCGGCAATCATCTTTTCCAGACGGCGGTGGCGCTTATTGAGTTTCGGAGTCGGCTTGTGGGTCACCAGAACGACCCGGTGCTTTTCGTTCAATACCTCATCGATAGCCCCCGCCAGTGAATCCAGCCCGCCTGAAAACATCACCACCTGTTCCGGATAACCGTGAAGACGTCCGTCATCGTTGAAGTCCAGGTAACCTTGGAACGCCTGGGCATCTTTCAGCTTGGTGAACTCGAAGTGATAGCTGTCATCAGACAGGAATCCAAGTGTCGAGCACAGGGCCTGCTGAATCTCCTCACCATTCCAGAAATCCGGGTTCCGGACCGGAATGATGAAATGCAGATTTCTCCGCCAACCGTGACCAAAGGAATCAACGTCATCGGCTCCACGTGGAATGGCCTGGTCGGCGCAGTACACGTAGGTGGCGATCTCGAGCAGATCCTGGAACGAATCCGGCACGTCCTTGCTCATCTTTTTGTGGATGTCTTCGATGCGCAGGGTGATCTTGTCCGGCCCATCCTTGCCCCATAACCGCAAGCGCAAATCCCGTTCCGGATTTTCCTCAATTCCGCTGGTCGGCGCGTTTCCGCAGATGATGTAACGCTTATCTTGCATTGGTTCGCGCTCCTTCCTTCAGTTCGTCCTTCATTTTCTTCAGCGCATAGGAGGCGAAGCCGTTAGACGACTCCCGGGAAATGTCACCGCCTTCTTCGTATTTGTGCTTGGAAAACCAATCCGCCGAAAACTGTTCGACGATCAGGGATGCTTCCTTGCAGTGCGTGGTCAAGGCCTTCTCGAATTGTCCCACCTCGTTCATGGTGGTAAAGCGCTGGCCTTCGCCCAGATGGGTCGCCAGTGTTTTTGTCAGGAAATAGTTCATGCTATCGTTGGTCAGCTTGGCGAAGAACGTGCGGGACAGCTCGCCGAACTCCCGCTTTTTTCCGAGCGACGCCAATGCGGCCTGGACGTCGCTGGCGTCTGGCGCAAACAAGGAGGGCAACTTGGGAGAGATGTGTTCGACCAATGCTCCAACCAAGGCCCGCTGCGACATCTCACCCAAGTCAGAGCGACTACCATTGGACTCAAGCTTCCGATCCATTGCCTCTGCAACAGCGGCGGCAACGTCGGGCAATGAGGTGTCCTCTGGCAGATTGATGCCAACCGACTGCAGGTGATCGTTGAAGTTGTCCTTCTTGGCGGCAATGGCAAGCTGGGTCATCAGCCATACCGCCTCAGTAAACCCCTCATCGTTGAGCACAAATGAGAAGGCCTTGTCAGCCGCCCGTATTGTGGCGTTTGCGATCTGGGACACGTCGGCACCGGCCGTGATCAGGCCGACCACCTCTTTCCATGCCCTCGATCTTGGAAGGCTCCCAAGTCTGACGTGCCCCATGTCGATCTCCTTATTTGTCGCGACCCGGCATCGTTATTCGGGCCTCCTGATGACGACGATGCTCCGGGCCTTACGAGCTTCTTTCTTCAGATAGCCTTTCCGAACCAGTTGAGCGATCTGCTCGTGGGCGCTCGCGTGGCTGATACCGAGGACTTCCGACAATTCTTTCACCGTTGGCGGCAACCCCTTTTCATCGATGATTTGGCAAATGACCCTCAGCGTCCTGGCCTGCGGGTCGGTTATTTCCGATAGCTTTTTCTTTCCCATGGCGATTGCTCCGTGTCATGGCCACTGAGCGGATTAAGCCCAATTTATGACCAAGAAATATACGACCTGATGAATATCAGGTCAATCAAAAACAGGACTTTTCATCTGATTCCGACATCTTGCTCGTCCTTCCGGTAGGTAACGAACGCAAGTCCGGTTAAAGCCGGGCACAACCAGATAACCGACCAGAGGCGGAGCTGAGGCGGTTGTGGGTGCCATCGAACGCGCATCCCGACCGTCACCGCTTTCTGGCATCCACACCATCCAGCCCCCCGGTCCCACCGGAGGTGTTCGATGTTGGATGTACAGGAAATGAATGATGGGCCGGGGCTTGATGACCTTGGCGAAAACGGCAAACCCGGCCGCCT